TCCACCTCAACTCCCTTTACGCCCCGTGGAGGAGTTGCACCTTCGGCGCCCTCGCTATCAAATTCCTGAAAGACAAGGACACGCTGAACGGCCTGCAAGATTTCACGAACTCCACCATGGCCATGCCGTGGGAACAAATCGAAACCAGCATCGGCGAGTCGAACATCCTCGCCCTTCGTGGCGACTACCAGCGCGGATCCTGCCCCATCGAACCCCGCGTCATTGTGACCTGTGCCGACATCGGCCAGGATCGCCAGCACTGGGTCACGACCGCCTTCGCCGAAGACGGCTCTTCGTATGTCCTCGACTACGGAACCACCCTCGCCGTCGAAGACCTCCTCCTCGACGCCCCCCGCCGAGAATACACCACGCCGAGCGGACAAAAGCTCGCGCCCGAGTGCGGCCTCCTCGACAGCGGATTCGCCACCTTCCGCGTTTATGCCGCCTGCCAAGCGTCCTCCGGATTCTACCACCCGGCGAAAGGATCAGGCGCAACCTTCGGATCCAAAATTTCCCGCACCGCCATTCCCGAATTTTCGAACATCGTCCTCTACACCTTCGTCGATCACGCCATCAAAACCGAACTCTTCACCGACCGCATCCGCAACGCCAAGCCGCCGGTGAAAATCCCCGCCGATGTCAGCGAAGACTTCCTTCGTGGCCTCAGCGGTCAACGCCTCGTCCCCCGCAAGACCGCCAGCGGAACGGATTTGATTTGGAAGAGCGTCGCCCAGGATCACTACATGGACGCGCTAAAACTCTGCCATATCGCGTGGCACATTTTGAAAAACTGAACATCTTTGTGAGCTGCCCTCAGAGCCGCATAAACACTGGCTTGCAGGGCGCCCGCAAACCCGCATAAATACTGCCTCTGCGGGCCTCAATAGAAAAATAAAACGCTCCGCCCGCCGAGCTAGGTTTTAAGCGGTTCTACGGGCGCCTTGTTTTTTAAATTGCTGTCAACGAATATTTTTAAATCGGCTTAAAAATATTTCCTTTCTCTTGAAAATAATTGTTTACAAAAATCAAGTTCGTGAGAAACTCATCTCAGGTCGAAGGCGCAACGCCGGAGACGAAAACCAAAAAATGAAAATCACAACCACACCAACAAAACATAAAGACAGCGCAACATTTAAGGTGTCCGCTGACGGAGTGCAAATCGGGTTCGTTTTTGAAACCCGATATTCCTGGGGATACTGCAATGCTCGCCGTGGAGGTTTGCCCAAATCATGGGTAGCAACCGAAGCCAAAGACAAAGAAGACGCGATCGAAAAACTAATCACAGCTGATGCCGGATTGATTGAAATGATGAAATCCCTTCGGACGACCGGCGAGTGGACATTTAAAAAATAAACCAACCAAACCAAAAAACGAAAAATCAAAAATATGAAAACAATGACCAATCGCCACGACTTCCATACTTATCCAACAGAAAAAGGTATCTTTGTATCAATTCATCAAGAAGACACATTGCGCGAAGATTTCGGCCCGTTTCATACACAACGAGAAGCCAATGCTGCCGCCTACAAAGAGTGGCGCAGACAACAACCAACACCATCGAAAAAAACAGCAAAATGAAAACCGAAACCATGAAAACCTTGATCCGAAAAGAACTGCGCGAAATGGGAATTTCAAATGGAGAAATTCTTGATCACAAAACTCAAATCCGTTTGTGCCGTTCAATAGCGGGCGACAACTGCACAAAAATCAACTCGTTCCACTTAGCTCTGAATTTAATGACAACAGGAAATCATGTCATTCAAGGATCAGATTTGATTCTCACAGATTCCTATTTGTAACCCCCAACCAACGACAAAAATGAAAACCTCAGAAAAACAACTCTACAACGCCCTGTCTTACCTCGTCATTTTCGGCAAGCAGTTGAAAAACACGCTTGAGGAACTGACCTTCGCCATCGAAAAATCCGAGAGCCTCCTCATCGCCCACAACCTCAAAACCTCCACCCGCTCGAAAAAATGAAAATCCAACTCGACCAATTAACTAATGCACTCGCAGCCGCTATCCGCGACATTGCCGAAAACGGCGTTGCCAAACCCCACAACCCCGCGATCCTTATGGATGGCGACAGCGGTCGCATCACCTACGGATCAGCACTCACTAACATCTATCCAGAGGATCGAATCCTTCTCGACCTCGAGGAGGGGGTCGGAGGCTATGAATGCACTGACGCCAATGACATCGACGCCGTGGCCGCTCAATGGGCCGCCGAAATAATCAACGATCTCCAGAGAGACATAGAATGAAAAAGCCAACCACCCACGGCGGCCCGCGCAAAGGCGCCGGCCGCCCGCAAGGCAAGAAGTCAGCCAACGCCAAAGGCCGAACCGCCGTCACGCGCTCAGTCTCCATGCAGCCCGAAAGCTGGGCCAAGCTCGACCGCGCCCGAGGCGATCAGTCACGCGGGAAATACATCGAGTCGATACTCCCAGACAGCGGCGGCGGACAAAAATACGAACTCGCCATGGAGTTCAAAGCGAACAAAATTCACCTGATCCCTCTTTGACTCCTCGCTAAAATCAGCAGACCCGCCATGCCTCTCAACGATGCATACTTTGGCGGGTGTTTTTCGTCAGAAAAACGACCACAATTTTCTGACATATACCTCAAGCGGTATAAACAAAGCATATCTCCGTTGCCGTATATCTCAACGGGCTTGTTACAAAAACAGGGTCGTTTTTGTAACAAGTTTTTGAAGGAAAAAGACACCAGAATTTCCGTCAAAAATATGTTTAGAAAAGACCCCTCGAACTCAAGTCACACTTGAACGGCCGCGCAATTTCTAATCTTTGACTCCCCCGCCTTCACGCAGGCAGGCGGACACACGACCGGAGCGACATGCAACGGTGGGATGGGCGGTCATTCATGGCCCGAGACTCCCGAAAGCCCACGCTTGAAAAGGAAGCGCGCACCGTCCCTGCATTCCTCCCCCTCCGTGCTCTCCGTGTCCTCCGTGGTTAAACCGCTGAATCTTTGACACGCCCCCTCGGGCGTGACCGACCTAGACAAAATCAGCGGCGTTAAAAGCTACCTGCGCCGCACCAAGACCACCGCCGAACTTCAGGCACTCGCCGACGCCGCATTTCTCTCCGCGTCCGAGGAAGTCACGATCACATCCATCAGCGGCGACGGCACTGCATCCAGCGGACAGGTCTCGTTTCCAAAATGGCTCCTCCTCCAAGCCCTCGAAGAAATCCTCTCCGAAGGCCCGAACGGCCGGCAACTTTTCAACATCGCCGACCGCTCCCGCTACGGCACCGCCGTTTGACACGCCCGCCTCGGCGTGTCCGCGAAAATCAAAAAATCAAGTTGGGGAGGCAATCGCCCCGGAGCAGGCCGCCCCCGCAAGCTCGACGCCAAAGCTGCCGCGTTCGAGGCCGCCCAGCCCTCTCTAAACCGTGGCCTCATCTGGGTTCCTACGACCGACCCGAAGCGCGAACTCACCGCGCACAGCCGACTTGAAATCCTCAAGGTTTCGCGCTGGCTCTACAACAACGCGCCACAAGCCACCTACATCGTCGAACACCTCGCCCAGCGCGCCGTCGGCACCGGCATCGTCGTTCAGCCAAAGACCAGCAACACCGAGTGGAACAAGAAGGTTGATCAGTATTTCGAAGACAGAAATTGCGCCGAGGCGTGGGCATTCGACGCCGGCGCACAGGTCAATTTTTATACCGCGCAAAGTCTCATCCTTCGCCAGGTCGCCATCGACGGCGACTTCTTCGCGCAATTCCTCCAGACCAAAGACGGAGCGGCTCGCGTCCGCTTCCTCGGCGGCGAGTCCATCGGCGGTGCCGGATCCTTTGCCACCGATTCGCACGACGGCGTCATTCTCGACCGCTACGGCGCGCCCGTAGCCTACACGCTCAACAGCGAAGACGGCCTCCGCGTTCCCGCCGAAGACATCCTCCATTTCCGCCACATCCGCCGCCAAGGCCAACCCCGTGGCGTCTCGTGGTTTCACTCCGCCGCCGCCAACCTCCGCGACATCTCCGAAATCAACGGATATGTGAAAGGCGCGTATAAGGCCGGCGCTCAGATCGGCTACATGGTGACATCCACCGAAGTCGCCAAGATCGGCCTTGGCGCTGGCATGAAAACTACCAGCAACGAAGTCGGCGACCTCACCACCAGCGACCTGCCGAACGGCATCCTGCTCCCGCGGCTCAAGCCAGGCGAAAAGCTCGAAGCCTTCAAGAACGACATCCCCGGCCAGACCTACGAAGCAGTCATGCGCGCCCTCCGCTCCGATGTCGCCTTCGCCATCGGCCTCCCGCCCGAAGCGATGATGGTCAATGTCGGCCTCGCTGGCACCGAGCAACGCGCCGTTTTGGAGGTCACACAAAACTTCCTCGAGCGCCTTCAGCAGCAGGTCATCGATCAGTTTTGCAGGCCGTTCTACAAATACTGGCTCTGGCACGAAATGCAGGCCGGTCGCCTCGAATACCCCGGCGATGACTGGTGGCGGCACGAATGGCTCGCCCCCCGCAAGATCACCGTGGACAGCGGCCGCGACGCCCGCGCCTACAGCGAGCAACTCGACAAAGGCCACCTCTCCCCGACCCGCTACTACAACATGCTCGGCCTCCGAGCCACCGAGGAGGAGGACGATGTGATCGACACCTACCTCCGCCGCAAAGCCAAGTGCGACGCCCTCGGCCTCGATGTCAGCCAGGTTTTTCCAAACTCCCTCCGCAACGGCATCGCCGCGCAACAACCCGCCGAGCCGGATGCCGACGAGCAACCCATTCAACCACCCGCACAACCATGACCACACCCACATCCACCCCGAAATTTTATGCTCTGGAAAAAACCGCCGACAACGAAACCACCGTCACTCTCTACGACGAGATCGGTGCTTTTGGCGCAGGCAGCAAAGAATTCCTCAGCGACCTCACCAAGCTCTCCGGCCAACACATCCACCTCCGCATCAACTCGCCCGGAGGATCCGTTGTCGAAGGGACTGCCATCTACAACGCCCTCCGTCGCCACGAGGGCGGCTTGACCGTCCACATCGACGCCATGGCCGCATCGATGGCCAGCGTCATCGCGATGGCAGGCAAGCCAGTCTTTATGGCCGATAACGCCCTCTTGATGCTTCACAATCCGTGGACCGTCTCGATGGGCGAAAGCAAAGACCTGCGCAAAGAAGCCGACCTCCTCGACAAGCTCAAAGTCAATCTCCGCAACGCCTATGTCCGCAAGACCGGCATGGAGGCCGACCGCATCACCGAAATGATGGACGCCGAAACATGGCTCGACGCTGTCGAAGCCGTGGCCCTCGGATTCGCCGACGCGATCGAGGAAGGCGTCGCCGCCGCAGCCACCGCAACCCCCGCCCAACTCCGCGCCCGATTTGACACCTTCGCGCAGGGCATGACCCAGCAGCCTGAAATCCAAGAGCCCACCGCTCCCGAAGTCCTCGACACCGTCGTCAGCGAATCCGCTCCCGAAGTTGTCGAAACTCCCGCCCCCGAAATCGCCGAAGAGGTGGCAGTCCCTGCCGATTCCGTCGAGCCAACACCCGAGCCAGAGCAACCTGCTCCCGCCGAACCACAAGCTCGCGCCACCGCAGCCGACGCGATCCTCGCCAAATACAACGAAGTCATCGCCCGTGCCGAAGCCGCCGAAGCTCACGCCAAAGCGATCGAGTCGAAGCTCGACCTCGTAAAAAGCGAGCTCGCCACCAAGTGCGAAGACCTCGACCGCCTCGAGCGTTCCCTTGGCCTTTCGCCCGCTCGCATCGTTCCCGCCGTCGACCAAGTGCAAGACTCCGGATCCATTTACGACCAGTGGAAAAACTCCACCGGCGCCGACAAGACCCGGATTTTCCGCGCCAACCGCAAAGCCCTCGAAGCCCACTCGAGACTGCACGGCGTTTGACACCCCACTAATCACCGAACCCAACCACCACCTAATCCAAACCACCCACTAACATGGCCACTACCATCAGCTCCGAACTCAAACTGAATGTCGTTCTCGACAGCGCCCTCATCGCGCTCCGCGAGGCACTTCTCCCGATCAACTCCTTCTCGACCGTGTTCAACTCGGTCCCACTGCAAGGCACCGACAAAATCAGCGTTCCGTTTTTTCCTCTCGCCACTGACGCGACGAGCGACTTCAACGGCACCTACGCTTTCGGCGACACGAACGCGATCAACAGCCGCGAGATCACGGTCAACAAGCGCAAGTATCAAGCCTTGAGCTTCACCAGCTCGGAACTCGCCCGCCAGCCTTACTTCAACCCCGAGCAACTCGGATTCTTGAAGGGCCGCAAACTCGCCGAGGACATCCTCCGCGACATCCTTTCGATCGTCACCCTCGCCAACTACGGCGCGGCGATCCACACCGGCGCGGCCTCCGCGTTCGACAGCGAGGACATGGTCAACATCAAAACCGCGCTCGACCAAGCCAAATGGAGCAAATCCAGCCGCGTCATGATCCTCGACAACTCCTATGAAGGCGCGCTCCTCAAGGATGCCGGCATCAAAAACGCCGCCGCAGTCGGCAGCGCATCGGCCATCCAAAACGGCCGCCTGCCACAGATCGCTGGCTTCGATGTCATCGGAACCAACCTCATCCCCGGCAACAGCCAAAACCTCGTCGGCATGGTCGCACTCCCCGAGTCGATCTTGGTCGCCTTCTCGCCGATCCAGCCATCACCTGGCGTGTTGAACCACCTCACCAGCTACGAGACCGCCGTCGATCCA